GGTATTTAGGGCAATCTAATATGGCTCAACAACTGCAAAGTATTAATCTTGTAGCTCCGGCCTTTAAGGGTGTTAACACCGAGGATTCGCCGTTAGCACAGGATCCGTCTTTTGCTGAGATTGCAGACAACGCTGTAATCGACAAGCGAGGGCGTATTGCCGCACGTAAAGGTCACAATGTTATTACGACCACTAAAACTGTACTTGGCACAGAGTCTATTCGCGCAATCAAAGAGTTTAGGGATGACGGTGGCAACACTAAGATTTTCTCTGTTGGTAACAACAAGATTATTAGCGGTACAACCACGTTAGCTGATGAGACTCCTGGCAGTTACACCATTACTGCTGACAACTGGAAGATGGTCAATTTCAACGACAAGATCTACTTTTTCCAGCGTGGCTATGAGCCTTTGGTCTATGACAATGCAGGCGGCTCAGTAATCAAGTTAAGTACTGTATCAGGTGCCGCTGGTGTAGCTAGTGCCATGTACGGCAACGAAGTTCTAGCGGCCTATGGCCGGCTTTGGACAGCAGACTTTAGTGCTAACAAATCTACTATCTACTGGTCTGATTTACTTATTGGGCATGATTGGTCTGGTGGTACTAGCGGCAATATTGATATCTCAAAAGTATGGCCTGACGGCTATGACGAGATTGTTGCGCTGGCGGCACACAATGGATTGCTAATTATCTTTGGTAAGCACAGCATCATTGCGTATCAGGGGGCAGAAGCGCCGGCCACTATGTCAGTAGCAGATACCGTAGCGGGTGTTGGCTGTGTTGATAGAGATACCGTGCAGTACACAGGCACAGACGTATTGTTCTTGTCACACACAGGTCTTAAGAGCTTTGGCAGGACAATCCAAGAAAAATCTATGCCGATTAGCAGTCTGTCAGGAAACATTACGAAAGACATCATTGCTTCGTTACAAGCAGAAACAGAGTTTTTTAGATCGGTATACAGTCCAGAAGAAGGTTTCTATTTACTAGCCTTTACAGGGCAAAACACAACGTTTTGTTTTGACGTGCGTGGCACAGTAGAGAATGGCTCGTATCGTGTAACTCGATGGCCTGGCACTGGCTTTACGTCTTTTACTCGACTAGAAAATGGCAAGTTGTACATCGGCACCAATCAAGGGATTAGTGAGTACACAGGCTATGCAGACAATGATGAGGCATACCGATTTAAGTATTACAGTCCGAGCCTAACCTTTGGCGATAGCTCTAGAGTTAAGATTCTTAAAAAACTAAAGCCTACATTGGTTGGCGCAAACAGTGCGACTGTATTCCTTAAGTGGGCTTATGACTTTGACACGACGTTTGCTACAGCAGAGTTTACGGTCGGTACGCAAATTACCGGATACTACGGCGAAAGCGAATACACGACAGTTGAATTTACAGGTGGCGAGTTAACAAGTCAGCGTAGCTTAAACACCACAGGATATGGAACCAGTGTGCAGGTAGGTCTAGAAGCAGACATAGACGGATCGCCCTTATCACTACAAGAAATCAACGTAATGGCCTTAATTGGCAAGCTACTTTAACGGGAGTAAGTAATGGTTACTACAATTAGCGATCCATACAATATTGGTGACTATGGTGGCGCTCTTAGTGCGGGTGCAGGCGGCACTATTGCAAACTCTGATCCTTACAACATTGGCATTCCTTCTAGTGTTTTAAGTGCAGGGGCTACTGCTCCCAATATATTTCAACAACCATCAGGCTTTGGTCAAATAGTAGGCGGCATAGGTGACATATTTGGCGGTCTTATGGGTGCTGGACAGCAGTTTGTATCCTCGCCCAATGCGTTGATGGGATTGGCTGGCGGCTTGTTAACTAAGGAAGCCTACGACCGCCTTAGTGACATTGGCGAGCAAATGATTACAGGCACAACCATAGACGGGCAAAGAGTGCCTGGGGCTATGGAAATCGCTGAGCGTGGTCAAGCGGAGTCACAGTTCCGGCCATTTACGGTAACTACTCCTACCGGCGCTATGTTTACTACTCGAATGGGTGGCGAACAGCCTATAACAACAATGCCAGTAACAAGCCCCGGTGGTTTTGCGCCCAGCCCAACAGCGCCCCCATCAATGATGCTCCCTCCTGGAATGGACATGGAAATGCTCCCTTTTGGAATAGACATGAATCAGTTGATGATGCAAAAAACAGGCGAAATGGTTGGTCGTCCAATGGCTATGGGTCAGGTTGCCCAGCCAGCCGTAATGCCAAGAACTGCTGAAGAAGGTCTTCAGGTAGGCATGCAGTTGTCACCTCAAGAGCAGGCATTGCAACAGCAACTACTGCGCGGTGCCGGAGGATTCTTTGGTCAGGCGGCACAGCCTACAATGGGTCGTGAGCAGGCTGTATTTGAGCGTATACGGGCCGCACAGCGCCCTGAAGAAGAACGGCAACGTCTAGCACTCGAAGAGCGTCTAGCGGCTCAGGGGCGATTAGGGACGTCCTCAGCGGCATACGGCGGTGCTACGCCAGAACTATTAGCCTTGAGTACAGCTGAGCGTGAGGCTCGTGATCGGTCTATGCTAACTGCAATGCAACAGGCGCAAGCAGAACAGGCACAACAAGCGGCCTTAGGTGGTCAGTTCTTGGGTGCTGGTTACTTGCCACAGCAACAGTTAATAGCGGCTACTCAGCCTGGCTTGATTCAGCAGGAGCTTGCACAGCAGGCACAACAGTTTGGTACTGGGCTGTTCGGTGAGACTGCATTGTCTGGACTTGAGGCACAGCTAATAGCAGAGCAGGCTAGAGCAAACTTGCTTGGCGGCGTTGGCAGTAATGTGATATCAGGTTTGGTTAACCAGCAACGTGCGGCTTCAGCGGCTCCAAGTGGTGGATCAAGCTTAGGCGGTTTGTTTAGTACCATTGCTGGCGGTCTTGGCAACATAGGCGGCGGCATCGCAGATCTTTTAGGAATTTAAGGGGCTAATAATGGCTAAGTTTTCAGAACAGTTTTTACGGGCTATGGCCCAGCCTTCTTATCAAGAGGGTCTGTTTACTGCGGCTAGGCAGTTAGGTGGTCTTCGAGGTCGTTTGGAGCAAGAGCGTGGCGCGATGCAACGCTTTGATCAACTAAGCAAGGCTACTGGCCAGGCCCAAGCATCTGCCTTATCTGGCGATCCTAATGCTCTTGCCCTAAACATTAGGCGTTTAGAAGAGATCAGAGATGCGGCTCCTACGCTTCAAGAAAAGCAAGCCATTGATTCGCGCATCAGTCAGCTACGAAGTATGGCTCCTGCCGCAAAACAAGCTGGGTTGAAGCGGGATATCACTGCGGTATCTCAGATTGACAATGTGCTTGATGGACTTGATGCACGAACTGACATATCAGATCAGCAGAAGTCAGAGTTAAAAGAGTCTTTAGCGCTACGCAAGAATCAGCTTCTTGATAACCCAGAGATCGAGCAAGGGTACAGACAGGATCAAGTTAATCAGTTTAGGTTTGAAGAAGCAGAGCTTGCCATGCGCGAGCAACAGTACATTCGCGATAACCAAGAGGAAATTCAAATAGCCATTCAGTCTGGTGATAAAGACCAGCTTCAAGCAGTAAGAGATAACATACCGCCCGAGTTTGCAACGATTACTAATCAGTACATTACAGGCGCTATCAGAAACAACGAGACCGTTAATAAATTTAATGAAAGATCTATAGCTCTCAACACAGCGCCAATGTCAGAAGCAGAGCTAGACAAAATAATTGCCGAGCTTCCAGAGGGTGCCGACAAAGTAATGGCCGCTGAGATCAGAGAATACAGAGAAGCTATCAAAGGCTGGAGTGATGAGACTCAATGGTCTGGCAACACAAACGCTTTAGCTAGAGCGCAAGCCGCTGAAAAAGCAATTCGCTCAAGAATGTCCGGCATTGCAAACGCTTTGTGGTCTTCAGAGATTACAGAAGAAAGAAGAATTGCCGCAGAAAATAGAGCCGTAGTTAGGGCCGCAGAGTTAGAAATGGCCAAAGGCCCAACAGACGTTGAAAGACTAAGAAGAGCAAAGCTTATAACAAAAGAAAAGGACGGTGAGCCAACGCTTCAAGATATTGCTTTGGCTGATGAGCAGTTAACAGCAGAAAATATAGATCGCCAGTTGTCAATAATTTATAACGTAGATCCAGAAAGAGCTATGGCTCTTGGTTATGAGGCAGACGATGACTCGCCAGAGGGCGCTGTAAGCTTTGATGAGGCAAAGAAAATTCTTAGTGATGACCCATCTGACGCAAACAAACAAACTTTTATAGATATCTATGGCACCGACAAGTTTAACGAATGGCAAAAAGAGTCCGGTGACACCACTGACCCTAGCGTTTTAGATGTGGCATTTGGCGTTCCTGCTAGAGCGGTTGCCAGCGCAGTAACTCGAAATATTATTGAGCCTGCTTCTGAGGCTTTAGATTTGGCATCTACTCGCAAAAAAGTTGGCAAGGCCTTTAGGCAAGCTGGTGGCGATCTACAAAACGTAACCACTGATGAGCTTGTTTTGATTTCAAGAAACCCCAAAGGATTTGAAAGTCGCATAAACAAAATCAATGCAGAAATTGTTAAGCGCATGAGTGGTGAGTAAATGGCAAACCCATTCTTAAAAAAACCGGTTGCGGGATCAAATCCTTTTGTTAGGTCTTCAAGACCTTCTAATCCATTTCTTTTAGAGCCTGAGCCTGAGTACAGCGCTGTTCGCTCCGGTGCTGTTGACTTTTTAGAGTCTGCTTTGGGTGTAGGCGATGAGTTAGATGCCGCTGTTCGGCTTCTTTCTGGTGAGGTTGATACCTACAACCAAGGAATACAACAGTCCCGCGCAGAGCTAGACGCATTTGAAAGGGCTAATCCTGGGGCATCCAAATTAATCACAGCAGTTGGCTTCGGTGCTGGTTTATTCGTACCTGGTGCCGGTCTTGCCAAGATTGCACAGACAGGCAGTAAGTTAGATAGGGCATTAAAAGTAGCCACCCTTGGTGCCGCCGAAGGTGCCGCGTATGGCTATCTAAGTGGCAGAGATGAAGGCCGTTTAGAAGGTGCCGCACTGGGGGCTGGACTCGGTGCCGGCCTTGGCGCAGGAGCCTCCTTGTTAACTCGTAATACTGATGAGATTGCCGCCGCAACTAAACAAGCAAAGCGTCAGCGTGTAGGCAAAGAAGGCGGATTCATTGGTGGTGAAGAAGGCTTTGCGAACGTAGGCCGCGCAGGAAGAGGCGGATCTGCCTTTGATGCCAGCTTACAAAAGCGAACAAACACTACCATCCTTGATGGTGATGGCATTGAAGACAACATGGGTAAAGCCTCAAGGACGATAGGCAATATCCTGTTAGGAACTAAAGAGTGGACAG